TCTAGAAACCCATTCGTTACGAGATTCATTTAAACTACCGAGATTAAAGTCGTCCATTTAAATAAAAGAGATATTTTCTAAATTATGATCCGAACGAAAAAAAGTGAAAACTATGATAAAGTAAATAATTATTTTTTCATTTCTAAATTCTTTTTTTATTTTTGAAAATGTACATAATAAAGTATATTTTTTTAAGGGATCTAATTTATCATTATTTTCTATTAACTTCATTATATCTAGTCCACTATATCCTTTCTGATAAAGCTTGTTAGATAAAACAATAACATTTTGTTGATTAAGTTTTTTTGGAAGTTTATTTAATTGATTTTGTAAGTATCTCATTCTAATTGCATTATTACTTTCTGTATTGAAACAATTATTATTGTTATATTTATGTAAATTTAATGATTTACCATTTACTACTGGTCTACTTATAAAAATCTCACAAAATCTTGAGAGAATAGGTCGCAACAATTTAAATTTATCCTCAATGATAATAAAAAATCTTGTAGTTTTACTAAAAAGTTCTATACATCTTCTAAGAGCTGATTGTGCATCTATAGTTAATTTATCTGCATTTAGTAAAATTACACTTTTAACGATATCACCTGATGTATGTATATTTGTTTTGGCAAAAAATTTCAATTCTTCTCTAATAAATTTTATACCTCGTCCATGTCCACAATCTACATACATAATATGTTTTTTTTTGAGATCGTTACAATTATTATAAATTTTTTTTACAAAATCGTTAACTATTGTTCTTTTTCCTGATCCAGAAGGACCATGAAAAATTATATTAGGGATCTTTTGTGCTTTGATAAAATATTCTAGTTTTTCATTAATTTTCATATGAATATTTAAATAATTAGTGCTCATTATTTTTAATTATAGTAATATTTTTAATATGTATTTTCAACTAAAAATATTATTAAGCATGACTGTGTAAACTTTGTGTATAAGGGTTATTTTTAAAAGCACTCAAAATCTCTGGTTGAATTCTATCACAACTAGCACACTCATTATAGTACTGAGGAGCATTAACTTTACCAAATGTGTCCATACTAGGACCTGATTGTGGCATATTAGCTGGAACAACATCTCTACTAATATCACTAGTACCTCGTTTTGTATCTATCTTCATTGTCAAACTATTATTCCATTGACTAGTGCAACCCTGAGGAGTATATTCACATTGAATTTTATTAGCATTATTGCGCTGATTTTGAAAGTATAGATCTTGTTGTCTGACACCATATGGCGCACCTCCTCCATTAATTTCACATGTATTTGTTGTATCTCTCTGATTATATATAGCTTGTTGTTCTGAAACAGAATAAGCTCCTCCACCTTGTCCTTGAACAAATGATTTATTGCCTTTACCAACCATCATTTCCTTAATTGTTGTTTTAGGTCTATCACCGGGATTTACTACATATTCTCCACTAACCAATTGTTGAACATTTCCTTCTGATCTTGGATTTCCAACTACATTTTCTTTTCTAGATGGCCTCAATATGTCTAACAAAGGAGCTACTACAGCACCTATTACACCTTGAACACCACCTAACTCATTAGCTTGTCTAGTAGTTACTCTGTTATTAGCTCTTACTGTATGACCTTTAATACCAAAATCTCCATCAGTAGCACTATTAGCTGTAACACTAGGTCCACCCATCTGATTAGAATAAACATGCTCTTTTTTAGCTAAAGCATTCCAATTTTGAGGAGCCATAGATCCTACTGGTCCATCAGCAGCACCTTCATATTGTACAGTTGTAGTAGGTCTATTAACAAAACCCATTGTCTGTAGTGAATGCGCTGTTTGTGCTTTTTCAACACCAGTTGTTGTAAAATATCTATCTGGACCATTAATAAAGTAAGTATCTGGTTGATTCTTTTCCATCTTTCCTTGAACACCTAAATTCTTAATAACAGATTGTGCAGGTCCTTGATGACCTTGAAGACCAAATGTTAATTTAGGATTTGTTTCAACACGTAATTGATCTACTGTTTTTGGTAACCATTTATCTCGTGATTCCATACCAGAATTAAAACCTCCGGTACCTTCTGTTCCATAACCTTGATTCAATCCAGGACCAACATTTTGGGATGTGAATGGTTTTACATTATTCATACTCATACTAGGATTCTGTCTTTGCTGAAAGAAATCTGAATGATTTGGCATACCATGAGACCATTGCACATTATCTTGAGGTTTAAATAAAGGAGCTCTTTCCTGTTTCTTAATATGATTGCTACCAGCGCCTTGCATATTATCTAAAATACTTCTCTCTTGTCCTGGTCCACTACGACCACGAATTTTAGATCCAAAATAAGGTACCATATTATTATGCTTAAAATTAGTTGTATCTATTGCTTCTCCTGTTAATGATTTATATTGAGTTGTAGGTAAATTACTTCCAGCATTGGTATCCTTTTGTACCTGTTTTTCATAAACGCTTTTATTAAAATATTTATCAGTAGCCTGATTAGCGTTTGGATATTTGTTGACATTATTTTTTAAATTGTTGCTTTGAATAGGATAATTTTTTGGAGGAATCTTTTGATTTGGTAAAGAGTTAGTAGCAAAACCTTCTTTATTATCTTTTTGATTTGCAATTGCATATAAACCTCCTAATCCGACTAATCCAACTATAGCTGCATCCATTATTATATATAAATAGTATAATATATATTTTTTATTTATTACTAAATTTTCCTACAATAATAAAAAAAATTTATTTTATTACATAAAATTCTATAAAGATTCTACTAATTGTAATCTTCTTCTCCACTTCTTCTTTTTCTTTTTTACAGGTTGATTACAACAATCACATTCATCTTTACAATATTTATTTACAAATTCTTCACTAGGCATACACAATATTACTTCTTCTTTTTTTTCTTCTTCAATTGATTTTGTACAATTTAGAAATGGATATTTTGTATATAATTTAAATATAGCTTGCTCCTTCATTTTTGCTTCTATCATAATATCAATATCAACACCGTATTTTTTAGGAATTTCTAAAAGATAATCTGGTAATACCTCAATATAATCACTATGATGACCTGTTCTTCCAGATCCCTGTTCACTAACATGAAATTTTGGCTTGATACCTCTTCTCTTCCAACTATCAAGAATATCTGGTATATATTCTCCTGCATCTTTGAATTCTTCTTCTGGATGTAAAAGTTTATAACACTCATAATGATGAGTATCAAATACAACAGGAATGTTTATAGCTTTTGAAACCTCTAAACAATCTTTTATTGAGAAACATTTTTCACAATTCTCTAATACTAATCTTGCTCTAACATTTTCGGGTAACATCATAAACTGTTCTTGCCATCTTTCTAAAGTTTTCTTTTTATCACCATATATACCACCTCCATGAACTACCATAACTGATGTATTATCCATTCCCATATAATCAAGAACACTAGCATGATAACTTAAATCATTTATAGTTTGTTGAAAAGACTTTTTACTTGGAGTACCTACAACATTGTACTGTCCAGGATGAAATGTCAACCTATGACCATATTCACGTGCCTTTTCTCCTATTTTTTTCATTGCTTCCATAGCAAAATCAAATGTATAGTCTTTTACTTTTGGATTAGATTTATGAGGGAATAGTTCACTACTCAATCTAAAAACACGAATACCATGCTTTTCATTCCATTCAATCATTTTAATAGCATCTCTCAAGTTTTCTAGTATTTTACCTTTCAATACATCAATACCTTTTTCTTCTACCGTTCTAATAATCATTTTCCTTGAACAAAATACTGTGGGTTTTTGTGCCCTTAGTATAGTGTTTAAACAACATAATCCTAATTGAATTGGTTTTGGTTCAGTCATTATAATTAGTTTCTTGTATACTTATTTAATACAATATTCTTTTCAATTTTTTAAGTATTGTATTAAATTATAGATTACCACACGATCTTAAGTCTGTACATTGTGTATTTTTAGTACTATTCATGTAACTATGTGCAGGTAATTCACCATGATTAGTATTTTCTACACAAGGATATTCTGGAACATAATAATCTTTTTCCAAAATTCTTGTACTTAAGTTATTATGAAAAGGAAAACAAACATTAGCTTGAGGATTCAAAGGTAAAATATTCCAGTTAACTTGTTCTAAATCTTTATAAAGCCATGCAGGATGAGTTACTCTAGATTGTTCAGTGAATGGTTGTTGAGAAGAATAGTTCATTCTACTAGACTTTGCTTGATGTGATGTATATTGGTTAAGACCTACACAATCTCTATTTAATGATCTAGTAAGACCCATTAAATCACTCTCTAAATTAATTGTATTGGTTCTAAGATTAGCACCGTATTTTTGAAGTCTAACATGAGGATCTTCTTCAAAAGGAACATTATTTCCTGGTCCAGGAACAGCTATATTATATCTTCCTGTTTCTGTTGAAATTTGCAAGTCCTTAGCAATTCTACAAGGATCATATTTAATATTTGTAAATGCCATACTACTATTATTTAAATATATATTATTTTTTATGTAAAAATTTATAAATTTTGATAATTTATATGCGTTTAGTCTTTATGATACTAACTCATATTTTACTCTTAGTAAAAGGATTTTTTAGAATTAACCCTAACACATTTGGAAAGAAATCTTTTTCTTTAAATACTAAATATGATATATTTAGGTATGGCAGTAAAGCTAGAAAACAATTCAAGATTGATAAAGGTTATCTAGGATTTGTGGAAGACCATCATTGTATACCTAAACAATGGAGGGAACATGGTTTAATTGAGAGATTAGATTTTGACATAAATTGTAGTGATAATATTGTTATCATGCCTAATAAGAAAGCTAAATATGAATTATACTTAAACCCTAATACTTTAATACATGAAGACGGTCATAGAGAATATAATAAATATGTAAAGTATAATCTAGATAATTTAGTATTAAAACCTTATGAAGAGTCTAGATATGATTTTTGGTTATTTTTACATCATTTAAAGTTCAATATGAAATATAATGATGATAATATACCATGGAATTAATTATTCCGGTACAGGAAAAGCACGCTGATTACTTGGTACAACAAAATCTTTTGGCATTACAAGAGACATTCTATCAAAGAATTTGGTCTCACGTAATGTTTTAAGTTGAGGCACTACAGCTGGAGCTGGATTGACTAAATTAGTAGAATTAATACCAAATAAAGCAGACTCAATCTCAATTGGATTTCCTGATAATGCATCCCTCCACATCAAACTTGGAGGAGCTGATCCACCACTAGGTAATCCTGGATTATATGCCATACCATTGGAACCATACTTGTATAAATTTGCGTCTAAATTTCTAGCAAAAACTTGCTGTTCTAATTTATAATCACCAGGAGAGTTATTATTTCTAGTTGAAGCCATATTAATAAACAACTATATTATTATTTCTCTAAATTTTTTATTAGTTCTTTTACTAAATTAGTAGTATCATTATTTTTAAACTCTTGTAAACACTTATGTGTTTTCCCCATAAATGTAAAAGAAAAAGCAATAGGTAAAGCCATATCCTGATTAACCATAGGTATTGGAAAAAAGTTACTTGCTAGTGTACATAGTAATCTTTTCCAATCTTCATCATCTTTAACTAAATTATAAATTTCATCCAATACTTTTGTAACTTCATCACTCATTATATCATCTGTACCAAATAATTTCAAGAAATGGTTTTGATATTCTTCGTCAGTTTCATAACTAGTCAATTCATAATCAAAATTATACATTTATATAATCATAAAGATTTATGTTTATATAAATTTACTTAATATTGAGTTCTTGTGTGTTGTGTGAAATAATCTTGATCCTTAGTTAAATCACGAGAAGGAAGTCCACCTCTGATCCAACCTTCAGCAGCAGCGCCTTCAATACAGTTTGCAGGATTAGTAATAGAAGAAGCTAATTCAGGAATCATAGGAGTATATCTATGATTAATGTAAGACTTTTCAGCTAAATGGTTTACTGATTTCTTATTAATAACCTGATCACCTTGTTGAAGCTGAGATTCTAATTCTGGATTACCATTACCTCTACCTAAATAAGGAACAGTTGCAAAAGGACGCTCTAATAAACTGATTTTACAAGCAGGTCTAATTAATTTATCAATCATTAAATTAGAATTTGTATCAATTTGGCATCCACCAATTCCTGTTTGATGAGAACCACTGAAATTAATTCCTGGTTCAGATAAAGCAAAGTTAATACCATTTTGCATAGTACAGCTATCAGACATTACATTATCCAACGTCCAATTAGCCTGTGCTACGTTTTGGATATTTTTCTGACTAACATCACAATTATCATTACCGATTCTAGCCATATTATTAAATGTAAAAGAACTTACGTGAGCCATTATATATAAATCATTGATATATTATTTTTTTCACTAAACATATTAATATCCTGGTATATATCTAAAACTGTTCTTTTCGCATGCAATAGGATCACCGTCTTTACATGACTGCATATCACCATACAAAAATTCTGCAAAAGCTTTCTGATCTCCAGGTACTACCTTAGTGTTAGCAGTAGTGTAAAAATTTCTCATAGATCTATCAAATACAAAATCATCGCCTAAATCTTTAAATAATTTATCAACTACATCAGGATCGTTAGGAAAACTAGTTTTTTGTACCATTTCTTTTGTTTTCTCGTTAATATTTTTCTCAACCGATGGATTAAAAGCAGGAGGAGCTGATTGTCTGTTAGGATTATATTGTATTTCGGGTAAAGCTACATTTCCCATCGGATTTTCAACAGATGATGGTTTAAATTCAGATTTCATAGCTTTATAAACTTCTGGATTAGTGAAAGCCTCTTGTAGATTAGCTTTCATATTTTCCTTACTATTTTTTGATTTTGTATAATGTAAAAAGATAATAATACCTAAAGTTACTGCACCCGTTACTACAATTCTCATGGATTTACTAAACATAAATCCAACTACAGTAAGTAACATTATTAATCTTGAAATTGCATTTAATTTACTGTTTTGATCCATATTTGCGGTAGGCCATAGATCTAATAAACTGTCTTTGTTTACTAATATACCTGGGTCGCTAGTCCAAAAATTAGTTGTCATTATATATATACAAATAACTATATTTTTAAAATTTGTATTAATTTTATAGAAACCTAAATAATACAAATTATTTATTGTCATTTGTAGAACTAGTGTCGCTCATTTTATCATTTTCTTTTTTATTCTTCTTTCTCTTCTTCTTCTTTTTCTTTTTCTTTTTAGACTTTTTATTTTCTGATGCTTCTTCTTCTGCTAATAAAGCTCTCATAGCTTCTTCTGCTTTTTTTTGTGCTTCTTCTAATGATGTTTTGTCCATTCCACTCCCATCTGAATACGTCTTACCATCAAATTTTTTCTTATTATTATTTTTCATACGTTCCTTCATTTTTGCAATACGCATTTGTTTGTCCATATGTGCTTTAAATGCTCCCATATTTACTTTTGAATTCTTACCTCCAGACATTCCCATTTTACCTAATAAATCTTTAATATCTCCCATACCAGGAATATCTTTCATTTTTTGTACTATCTCTGCTGCTTCTTCCAATAATTCACTTTCATTAATTTCACCACTTTTAATTTTTTCATCTAATTTACCTCCAACATTTTTTACTAGATCCATCAACTTACCAGGATTTTTAAATAAATTCTTAAAAACATCTCCTACATTCTCAGCTCCCTCCATATCCATATTTAAATCTCTTGCTGTTTCCTCAGCAATCTCTCTAGCTAAACATCCTAGCTTACCATCCATCATTCCGGAAACATGACTATGAATATCCTCAGGATTTGGAAGATTATCTAGATTTATTTTTTCTCCATCTTCTCCTACTGGTACATTATCAAACATTTCATGCATTTTATCAACTGTTTCTTTTAACTTTTCTTTTAATTCACCTTCATCTATCGCTTCAAATAATTTCGCTGTATCACCAAAAGATTCTCCTGCACTAACATCTTTAATTACAGAAAGGAGAATCAATTGTAAATATTTCCATATTGTATCTTTCGTATTGTCTGAAATACCTTCATCATTCATTAATACTTTAAAATCTAAATCTGGTAAAAATACAGTATTTGTTTCATTTTTAAAAATGTCTTCATTTTGATAAAGAATATCAAAAAATCTTTCTGGAAAAACTTTCTTACAATGCTCATATACTCTTTCCAATGCTTCATCATCATTCATTACTAAATCTTGGTTTATCCTATCTTTCAATTCAGGAAAAGTTGTTAATATATCTGATATCAGATCATTTATAACTTTTCTAAACTCTTTTCTGCTATCGTCAGTTTCAGCCATATTGTATACTTAATTTAAAAACTTATTTTTAAATCAAATCTAATATTAATAATATTATCTAGTTTTCTATATATATTTTTGATAGTCCACATAAATTACTAACATATTCAAGAGCAGTAGCTTTACTAGACTTATTACATTGCTTTACAATGTCTCTGATACGTTCTATTGCTTCTAAGATAGGACCCTCATTTGTCGTCCCTTCCCATTCTTCTTTATAATCTTTATTTATAAAGAAATTATAATCACCTTCCTCTATCTCTTTTTTAAAACGTTGCGCTACCCATTTATACCACATTGTTAATATCAATTTAGGATTAGCCTTTTTTAATCTTAACAAAGCATTCTTGGCTGTTATTACATCAGAATTATTAGGGATTACTCTTTCAATGTCTTCTAAAAATTCTACAAATTGATTATTAAACGCTTTTAAATAGATAGACTTATCTATAGATCCTTGATCCATCATATTATAGAATATAATATAATAAGTTTTAAATTAATATCATATTATATTATTAAATTGGTTGAATAGGAGCACCTTTTTTCTGAGGTATCTCCGCATTACGTTGCTGTTGTATCTGTTCCATTGTCATTCCTTGATTACCTATAGTATTTGGCTCATAATTATCAGGAGGAGTTTGTATTTTATCAATATAATCTAATGTTGCATACTGATGCATTTGTCTTAGTCCACCATCACCTTTCGCCGCCATTGAATCTGCTGATTGATCCAAAAAACTAAAGTTATCTGAAGCCACTCCACCCATAGCTATTGATCCCATTGAAAATGCTGAAGGCTCATTTGGTGCACCTGTTACACGTTGCGAAAAGTTATTTTCTCTAGGTTGAAGATGTTGATAAATTTGATCTCCAAATAATACATGATGACCCTGTGTTATCAATAGTAACGCAGGAACTTTTGTAACAGTTGGTGGTAATAAAATTTTTTGACTATTCTCTAACATTATATAGGTAGCACCATCCGTACCTTTTACTCTTTTATCAATACAAAGGTAATGTACTTCTTCTTTCACTTTATTTTGTGATAAAACACCTAAAAGTTTTTTACAATTATCACAATAATTACTATAATATAAAATGCTTGTCATTATTAGATATTTATAAAATGTTAACACGTTTTTAACTAATATTTAATAAAATTGAATAACAATATTAAATATAATAATATATATATATTAACAGATGAATCCACAAATACAGATTACAAGCGAAGATGATAACCAACTAAAATTTACAATATCAGGTGCAAACGTCAGTATTGTCAATGGTATTAGGAGAGTCTTACTGAGTAATATTCCAACTGTAGTATTTAAAACATTCCCTTATTCTGAAAATAAATGTGATATAACAAAAAATACAACCAGATTTAATAATGAAATTTTAAAACAACGTTTAAGTTGTATCCCAATCCATATTACAGATACATCTATACCATTAGAACAATATGTTGTTAAAGTTAGTAAAAAAAATGAAAGTGATATGATGGAATTTATCACAACAGAAGATTTCAAAATAATCAATACCACTAACGATAAAGAAATTGCTAAAAGTGATAGAGATAAAATATTTCCTGCTAATAAAGTTACTGGGCAACATATAGACTTTTGTAGAATTAGACCTAGATTAGCCGATAATCTAGAAGGAGAAGAATTAGAATTTTCATGTACTATGGAAATAGCTACAGCTAAAGAAAATGCTATGTTTAATGTTGTATCTAAAGCCGCATACGGAAATACTTTGGATCCTGAACCTGCACATTCTGCTTGGACTACTAAAGAACAACAACTTCAATCATCTGGAATTGGAGGTAAAGAATTAGAAGAAGCTAAACAAAATTGGTATTTACTTGAAGCTCAAAGATATTTTAAACCAGATAGTTTTGATTTTGTGGTAGAGAGTGTAGGTGTATATCCTAATCATGATTTAATGAAAATGGCATGTAAAGAGATGAATAAAAAACTCATCAAAGTTAATGAGCAACTTGAAGATGGTAGTTTACAAGTTAATGAGGCTGTTAATACTATTGAAAACTGTTATGATATAGTTTTAGAAAATGAAGATTATACTATTGGAAAAGTTATTGAACTTATTCTTTATACTTTACATTATAATGGAGATCAAACATTATCTTACTGTGGATTTAAAAAATTTCATCCGCATGACACGCATAGTATTATAAGAATAGCATTCAAATCAACAACAGGAGAAAATGTTAAAGTTTATATTGCTGAATATTTACGTAACGCAATACAAAAAAGTGTGGAAATATTCAGATCTATTGCCAAAAACTTTTAAACTGTATCCTGTATGTATAATCAGTTTTTACAATTTATAAATTTTTTATTATATTTATAAATTGTAATTTATATTCTAACTTAAAATGTACTAAAATGATTTAGTATTGCTTTCAATACATAAAACATTATACCAAATAATGTACTAGTTACAGCGAATCCATACAAATTGTAATTACCATCTTTTCGGAATAAAAATCCAGCATAATTATTCATTGTTTTCTTGAAGAATGGAAGATTAAATAAGAAAAATAGTAATGAAATTAATATGGGTGTCTGTAATTCATTATAAATTACATCTAAATTGTCTTGTTTGTTAATATTACGTTGTGCTTGTTCTAAAAACTGTTGTTCTGTATCATGATTTTGTATGTAATCAGGTAATTCTTGTTTTGGTACATAGTTTGGATCTGCTTGATTATCCATATGTACTCTATTTTGATTCATAGGAATATCTCTTGAAGGCAATGATGTTGCTCCAGCAGCTGCTGCTTGTTGTATTCCTGAAACTATAGAATTCATTTGTTTTTGTTGAACAATTGAAGGCATCCCTCTATTATCTCCGTCAGATTGTTTGGTATTAGAATCAAAGGACACATTTTTTTCTTTAATTTCCATTTGAACATTTTGTACTGGAGCTCCAGAACTTATTCCTGGATTGGATGGTAAAGAATCTATTGAAGTAGTACCAGACATTTATATACTCTAAAGAACCTAAACAATAATTAATTACGCAAAAGGAATTATTTTTTTATTATTGCTATTACATCGCTTTGATTTTGGTTGAAACTGGTAATACTTACCTTCAAATTCATATGTTTTTTTTATTACTTTTTTTACTTGAGGAGTAACAAAATGATGACATTTCCTACTATTACAAGCTTTTCTAAAAAAAGTAGCTAGTCCAAAACCAAGTATAATAGAAAAAATTATTTTGCTATATTTTCCATGAAGAAGTCTTTGTAAATTCATAATATATATATATTAGATTAGTTTTGTATTGGTATTGATTTTATATTTTTTAAATTTTCAGGTTTTTTAACTTCTTTGGCTTCCCATCCGTAACAGTTTCCTGCACCGTCTTGCCAGATAAATTTGTCTATATTTTCAGGTGTTGGATAAACATAGATATTTTTTGTATCTGGACTAGCTAAGTATACTAAAAATAGTCCAATGGCTAAAGATAATAGAAATACTGGAAAAGATATAAATTTACTTAAGTTCATAATATATAAAATAAATATATTATAAATTATATTAATTTCTGTTAGATAATAGATATGAAACTAATCCCGCTGTACTAGCAAACATAGTTCCTATAGCAATAGATACTCCTGGTACAAAATACTTGTTATCTTGTAAATCCCATTGTTCTGCAATTTTTAAATCACTATTACGTAAAGCTACATATGTACCTATAGTTGCCCCTATACCTGCTACTGCTGATGCATTAATAGGTCTATTTAAAGCAATCAGAGAAAATGGATATTCTTTTTTTGAATCACTAGACATATATATAAACATACTATTATTGTTTATATATATTTACATCTCAAACTTATTTATTTCACATTCTTTGTCTATTATCACTTCTGACCTAGCTGTAATAATTTCTTTTGTTTCTAATCGGTGTTCTAAAGGATTATCTACATCTTCTACTACATCGTAGTATTCATATCTCATATTTTTTAATTGGTTCAAAACATCTTTCAATTGACCAACTTGTACATTAACAGCATCAGTAACCCGAGCAAGTTTAAAAGTATCTTGTGATAAATCATTTACTTCTTCATCACTGATAGATTTAGATTTCAATATACTCTTTATTTCTTGTATGAGACTTTCTTTTTGTCGTATTAAATCTCTTATTCTTTCTCTCTTCTCAGAACTGTTATGTATATCAATAAACAACTCTAAATACTCATTGTATGTAGCTACATCTTGATCAAACTCTTCTCTCTTATTCTCAAATTCTTTAATAGCCTCTTCTTCTGTTGTAAAATTAAATAGTAAGTTTAATTTTGTTTTAATAATTTCTTCTTTGTCTTTTTCTTTGTATTCACTAAAATTTTTAATAGTTTCTTGCATAGTAGTGACATTAGCTAATTGTATATCTATATTTAATTTACAAGGTTTTATATTAGGATCACTCTGATTTTGTGAAAATGTAGCTCCACATTGTGCTAGTAATCTTCTATTTTTAACTGAAAAAAAAGTTCCAACAGGTTTTCTACAATTAATACATTTTATTTTCTCAGATGACCACATTCTCTTCTTTTCTCTCTTTGATAAACTTGTATTATTAATAATTTTTTGTTTTTTCCTTCTTACAATCTCATCGTATTTTCCTTTTAGTTGATAGAATTTATTAATAGCTTCTAATTGTTCTTTAGTATAACAAGGTTCATATTTATCCTCTACTGTTTCTTCTTCAGAAATCACTACATTGTTATCAGTTATTGGTCTAGATCTTAGTACTGTACTAGAATCTGGTGATTGGTTACTATCTACTGAGTCCTTACTATCTACAGATTCACTACTATCTACCGACTTATTACTATCTACTTCAGCTATTTGTAATTCATCTAATTGATCTGGTAAACTATCTTGACTTTCTTTATCCATTGTATATTATAATTATTTATAAAATTTCTCATTCATTATCTTAAAATCAGACTCCCATTTAGGTAGATTAGTTATTAGTTCTTGACGTCTCTGTTGTTTAATATCTTGAAATTGTTTTATTTTACTTAAAATGTAATGCCTTTGTTCATTAATCTTTTTTTCTTTTTCAATAGGTGATAATTTACCCTTATATCTAATTAATAAAAATATTCCTAAAACTATCAAGAAACCTACTAGACAGCTTACATTAAATATATGACTGTAATAAGTATTTTTAGTATCGTTACATTTTTTCAAGGTTGCATTAATAAAATATCTAACACCTGGTTCTACAAGAGTTGCTTTAATTTTCTCTTCCATATGTATTATTAATGGGATAATATCAAAAAATATTATACATAATATTTATAATATGACAACAAACAGTAGTTCTGCTACAACTGGATTAATATTTTTCTTAGTATTAACATTGATCTATTTTATTGTACGATATAACCTTCAAATGGGACAAAGTGAAACAATATATACCATCATATATTATTTAGGTGTAGTTGTATCTCAATATTTCATTAATTTAACAGCTATTGCTAGTAGATGCGGTAATACCAATTATTATCTTGCATTTATGGTAACAATTGTACCTTGGGTTTTTATATTTGGTTTACTCAATATTATGTTAGCTCAATTCCCTGGCTGGAAAGCCCCTTTCTCTAATACATTCGGATATTTAATAGCTAATGCTGCTGGTGCAAGAAACCTTCTAATTGATCATATCCTAAAAGATGATTTTACCAGTAGGCTTACACCAGGGAAAAAAGACGTAGTTAATACCCAAGAAGGGGGGAGAAAGAAAAAACAAAAGGGTGGTGACTCAAGTAAATTAGCTATAGAAGCTGTTCAACACATTTACAGTGATCCATCATTATTAATTAATGAAATTACACCAGGTACATATGATCAATTTTGGAATAAAATGACTCCACTTTTTAAAGATGGAGCAGATGACTATAAAGCTGATTTATACAAACTTGTAGAATTAAAAGAATTAGTATCTGAAGGATTATGGTATATTTTAACAGGAAGTTTAATAACATCTGTCAGTTCTAACTATATAATGAATGGTGATTGTGGTACATCTGCGGATGAAATGAAGAAACGTCATGATGACTATGAAAAACAACAGAAAAAGGTAGAAGAAGCCAAAAGCTCAGAAACCAGAAAGGTTTACGAAGTAACCCAATAAATAGTTTTATTTATAATTATTAATAAAACTATTAAAACTGTAATCTTGGTAAAGTAAGCCAATACAATATTATTGTATATGAGAGAATAGCTGCTATTATAGCTATCAACCATAAAGGTATAACAGTCTTATTTTTATAACCTAACCCAAATTGTCTTAAAGCACCTTCATTTGTGTAGAGAAAAGATGGTTTTATATGATTAATTATTAAATATATAGCTACAAATAGTAAAACTGAAAATGATATTATATGTTTTTTCATGAAACTTCTAGTTAACATTGTGTACTATATATATTATTTATTTTTTTTTATAATGTATATAGTTTAATAATAGCCGTATTGTACATCATCAGTATCACCATGATCATCATCCTCTGGTAACATACTAAGGTCAAATTCTTCTCTTTCAATATCATGTTGAATTCTAGCAGAATCATTCATAGCATCAACCATAAAACTTCTCTCAGTATCATCAGTTAATCCTAAATTATCAAGTTGTCTTTCTTGTAATGATTGATGTTCGTTTTCTTCAATTTCTCTGTCATAGAAATCAGCTACATATTGAGTTAACCCTTTTTGTAATCCTAATCCCCAATCACCTAGCTTATTTTTTTTTAATTCATTATCAACTGCTCTTTCCTCGTCAGTAAGATCTTTTAATTTTCTTGTAATATCATCTTTTTCTTTTTCTTTTGCTCTGTTTACTAAATCCATCATATCTTGATAACTATAGTTAATCTCTTTCTTTGTCTTTATAAATATATTCATAATCGTTAACAAATACTCAGATACTTTCTTAGATAAATCTAAAGTTTCTCCTGAAACAATATCTAATTCATCTACTAATTCACTAGCTAGAGCATTTTGTTTTTCAACACTGGCCAACTCTTCACCAATTTCTAGAGGTTTTCTAACTATTTTAACTACGATTTCGTCAATTAAGACAGCATGTTCTCTCAATGCACTTAAAAATAAAAATTCAGCTAATTTAATTACACTATTTTTATTTAATACAGAATATAGTGTCTCATTATTATCATTTTTCACTGAACTAAAACATATTAGTTCATTCATTAATAAATTCACATTACTAGTATTACTTTGTACTTTATTTAACAATTGAATCATTGCAGGATCTTTATAAAATCTACCTAATGACACATAACTGTCTCTTACCATTTTCTTAACTGTTTCTTCATGTCTTTTTGATAATTTCCAATACCTAGGAACATGTATTTTCTTATAGTCACATTCATTTATAACAATATTAGAATAAACTTTTGTTAATTCATAGAGACAGTTTTTTACATACTGAATTGATCTAAAAACACTTTCATCATCTTGAGTAGAAAACATACCTTCATCAGTATCTAGTCTTAAATTTTCAAAATTAGCAAAACTATCTATAAAATTATTAATACTAACCTTCATAGATCTTTTCATTCGTGTATTTTTATTAATAAAATCTTTTATTTCAACTCTCATTGCTTGATTTGCAGTAAACAAGTAATTAGTTAATGATTTTAACTCTTCAGGATCTTCTTTTATTGTTACACTAAACACATCTAGTACCTGTAACAATCGTTGTCTTAGTGCTGAAGGTATTTCATCATTCTCTAACTCATCTAATTTATCTATTAAACTACGTATTTTTTGTATCTCCGAAACTTCTTGTTGTTGGAATTCCATTTCTAATAAATTATTTTTATTCTTTGCCTTCAACAATGATTGAAGATCACCTTCATTAAAGTTCTTTCCGTCTCTCTTTAATTTTCTAATCTTTTCGCTAATATCGTCAAACTTATCGTATTCGCTTGGTTTATCAAAACAATATGGAACTAAATCTTCTGGTATAGGAATTTCATTCTCATAGTTGCAAAAATTAATAAAACATAAATAAATTGTTTCTTCACTAAAACGATTTGTCAATTTTGGATATATTAGTCTTGTATCTTCTAATGATAGTATACTCAATGATTTTGATATGTCTACTACATCAGTCATAATATTAGATAAAACTACTACTTGTTCATCAATACCACTTATTGAATTATCTTCTTTTGCAAAATAATCTAGAACAGAATTTTTAACTGTTTCTTGACAACACACATTTTCTACAAATGGTTCTGAAACAGAATTAGTTAATAAAGCTTTCTTCTTACTAATTACGTCTTGTACTTTTTTCAAAAATGCAGTTGAGAAATAAATTATTTTACCTTGAATCACGCTAATTTGTTCTCTTTGCTCTTTATTTCCGTTTCTTAGATTTTTCATAAACTTGTCTTTAAAATTATCACTAATTCCCTGTATAGTTTTTAATTCTATAGGAACTAATGGAGGCATAAATGTTTGCCAGTTACTAATATCTAAGTCTATAGGAATTTCGTTATCTTTATTCAATACTAACCACTCAAGTTTATGTTTTATAAGCTTTCTTATTTCATCATTTTTTAAAACATACTTATCTATATTTGATTTTACTAATTTTGTAATACTTTTTTGACCTAATCTTTTAATAGTATTCCAGGGATCTTGACTTGAACTGATTTGAGCCGCAATACATGATATATACTCTATAGTAGATAAATCTGAACTGTCAAATAAAGGATATCCCTCTAATGATTTTATACAACCTGGAAAAACTTTTCTAGTCTTAATTGGTGGTGTACTAGTTTGAATAGCTACAATCATATAACTCAATGTCAATATTATTAATGACTGATTCTTTATAGTATTCCATGATGGTAGTTGTTTATTTCGCTTTTTAAGAAGAAGAGCTGCTTTAGCTTCATAGTCAGATTGAGATCCTAATGCTCTGCTATTTGTAATTAGAACATTTGATACTATAAACTCGTGTTTATCATTGATGTTTATTCCCATATATTTACTCATCGCATTTATAACTATTAAACATACTCTAGTGTCTGGATCATCTGATTTTGGATCAGAGTCAGATTTTTGTGCTTCTGATGATGTATTAGCGCTCCCTATTTCAGCTTCTAGAATTTCCCTACTAATTTTTTTAAATCCAGATTCTTCATATCCTTCCTCAGTATCAAATGCAATATCACATATTTTTGCACCTGAGTGCTCATCTACCCATGAGTCACCATCATCGCTAATTTTACCTTGTTCTTTCTTGATTTTTGCTATTGTTTTATTATAATCATTTATATCACCTCCAGAATAATGCCAAGTACTTGCTATTTCATACTGAAAAACTGGTACTAATTGTAAATTTGTTTCTGTACAATATCTGAACCATTTACTTTCTCCCTCTATTGCTTCTCTCGTAAATTTAAAACATAGTGTATAAAGATCATTCATTCTTTTAATAAAATCTGATTGACCAATAATAATGTCATAATATTTTTTATATGGAGAAACAGGTATAGCCTCTTCTTGAGTATACTCAATACCTTGCTTGTAGTACATTTTATCATACTTATAATTATTGTATTCATTAATCTTATCAATGTTTAATATATATTTACTATAATACGCTAGTCTATTTTGTAATAATGTAATAAGAGTTTCTTTTGATACTTCATATTTATTATCAAACTCTTTTAATATTTGATCAAGTGACTTATGTTTTATAGCTGATTCTGCTAATTCTTTATCAATACACTCTCCTTTTAAACTGAAACATTTACTTTGTATATTACAAAATAAATCATTATCATCCACTGTTACTGACGGCAATTTTTCATCTACAACCCATTTATTTTGCTTTCTTTCATAATACTTAACAGGTTTATCCTCTTCTTCAAGAGCAGCATATTGTCCTTCTCTTACTACACGTTTTCCTTCTAACATAGCTTCTGCTTCTTCTAATGCATCTTCATCATTCATGCCTATATTAGCCTTCAAGTTGTCAATTAAAAATGCTTTAAAATCTCTTTTATTTAATGCTTGACGTTTATCTGAATATTCTTCAATTATCTCATATCTTGTAGGATCTAATTTACTATCAAAAAATATAGCTTTATCATTATCATCTTCCAATTCATCAAGAGCCTTATATCTTTTACTCATTACATATTTTTTACATTCGTTATTTTTTTCCTCTTCTTCCATTGTACTTCTATACTCTTTGTCTACCTCTTCTATTTGATCTGTAATGTTTATAGCTGATAATAAATGCGAGTTAGCTAATGATATTGCTGTCATAAATAATAAACCTCCGTCTTGATCTAATATGGACTTAATTATTTCTGAATTTGAGAGAATATCATTATCCACACTGTCTTTAAGAGTATAACCATCTAGTATAATCTCTTTTGATGATATCTCAGTTGATGGAGATGCATTATCCAAAATTCTTATAATATCGTTATTCTTTCCTGTAGGACCATATTTACCTACATTTCTACCAGTAGGAATTACTGATCTATACGTTTTAAAAGATTCAGCAAAATCCTTTTTGTATTGTTTAATTGAAACTTTTATATATTTATTCATTTCCTCATATTGCTTATAAGTAAGATCATTTAAATAAATACCGAATGGTTCTAAATATCCAATCAAACTGTAAAGGGATAATTTTCCTTTTATATATTTCTTTACTAATTCAAATAATTTTTTTGTTCTTGGAATAACTTTTTCCAGATATTTTTCGTATTTATCACCTGCTTGTATAGTATCATCAAGTATATATTCTGTCAAGTTATTAAGATAGTTATCATAAGATAATTTATCTTCAAGCGAATCAATTGTTACTGTTTGTACTAGAGAATTTACATTAAGTATATCAAAATAGTAAAATGGATATGTATTCAAGTTAGCTCTTGTAATTATATTAGTGCCAGGCAAATTAATTCTTGAGTACCTAACTACACCTTCATTAAGAAATAGTAAAGATTTAATAGGTAACATTGAATTTGGTATTATTTTCTTTTTTATAGTATTAAATTCACCACCTTTTGTTTTAATAGTTTCAAGTATTTGCAAAGAAGTAGTATATGTATCTAGTAAAAATTTTCTTCTCTTAATATTATCATTTTTGCTTACTGATGAGTAGTAATCGCCTAGATTATCAACTAATGCAATAATATTATCATTAGTTTCTTTTAATACTAACAAGTCTTCTTCAGATAAGGGATCTGTATGTTTTTGTAGTAGAGGATTTAATTCTTTCAATAAATAAATATATTTATTATTTTCAGTAGTGTCTACGGAAGATGTGTTGTAAAAACTATTTATTGCACTCTCCTCTTTAAAACGTTGTTCAGCTAATGTTAAAGGCATCACATCACTGTAAGCTATTACTTCTTCAGATGATACATCATATAACTTTTTAGTATTTTTCACAATAGGCAAAATCCAGTATAATTTTCTATTAAAATCTTTTAAGTACTTAATTAAAGGTTTATAATCGGCTGTTTTAATTTTTGGCATTATAGCATTACCATAGCTATCAAAATCAGAATACATTCTTCTAACTTGCCTATAACGTTCAATCATTTTGTGTAAACTTGAGAGAACACTCTGTGTTCTATTACTATTAGGAATTGTTGATAACATATCATTGAGTAAGTCATTAGTTTGATTTTCAACACTAAATCTTATCTTATCTTCATCTACTCTTACTTCCTGGATAATTTCTTCTAAGTCCTCACCAAATGATATATCATCATCAGCTATAAAAAACTCTTTAATTCTTTCTTTTATATCTACAGATGAATCTACCACTTCTTCTGGATATAATTCCATTTCTTCTATAGACACTCCCGTTGTTGCTCTATCTTCAGTATCTCTTTCTTCTAATGAAGGCATATCAGTAACTACTCTAGAACCTTCAGGTGGAGATCTAACATTAATCTTATTGATTGGTAAATCTTCTGGTATTCCTTTGTATGCAAAATCTATGTAAATTATCTCATTATTAGGAAACAACCTTATCTCTATCATATCATTTTCTAAACTAGTTATTTCTCCTGTAATAACTTCAGGAACATCTCCTCCAAAATGAATATCTACCCATTTATCTGGAATTAAATTGTTTTGTATCGCAAAACTATCACTACTAGCTCTACTAATAAGATTTATTGATTCAATAGATTCATCATGTAAATTACCATCTTCATCTATAATCAAAGTTGTATATTCTAATGTTTCAACATTACATAATTTAATTTTATCAATTGAAATATAGGTTATTACAAACTGTTTTTCATTTAAAATTTCATTACTAGGTGCATTTATCTCTATAATATCTTGTAATTGTAAATCTACTTTGTTTTGAACAGGTGTTTCGTTGTCTGCCATCTTGTCTTATATTTATACTAGAAATTAATATTGATAACGAAAAAATTCTATTAAAATAAGTTAAAGATAACTATTGATTTCATTATAAACATGAGCGAGATAGATCTCCATTCATTCGTTGAGGCTGGACTTTTTGATAATAATCCAGATCATAATATACCTAAACTTTGCCGTAAATTTTTTACTAGCAAAAAAACTAATCAAACCTATTGTACTGTCAGATATGATAAATTATCTATGACAAAAGAAGAGTACCTTAGTGTTGGTTTAATGAGATCCGTAGTTTTCAATACTAATAATAAACAAGTATTATCGTTTGCACCTCCAAAATCTATAGATTATACTTCTGAATCATTTGGAGATTGGAAATGTGATAACATTCAAGCAGAAGAATATGTAGATGGAACAATGATAAATGTTTTCTGGGATGAATTGATAGGTGAATCTGGTGATTGGCAAATTACTAGTCGTAGTTGTGTAGAGGCTAATGTAGGCTTTTATCTTCATACTGGATCTAAAACTTTTAGATATATGTTTCTAGAAGCATGCAATGAAGTATCATTAGAATTTGATTACTTGAAAAAAACACATGAAGATGGATCAAGATTATGTTATAGTTTTGTTTTACAGCATCCAGATAATCGTATAGTAGTTCCTTATAATAAAGCTAACTTGGTATTGGTTAAAGTTTACAAAATCTGTCAAACTACAGATAATTTAACTGTTGTTCCATATGAAGATATATCATTAAAAACATTGCTACAAGAAAAAACTTCAGTTAAATTCCCTGAAGTATATAAAACTAACATCCAACATAGTGATATTCAAGACCTTTTAGATACATATGCATCTAAAAATACACCTTACAATGTACAAGGTTTAGTTTTTAGTAACCTAACAAATAATAATAGAGCAAAAATTCGTAATCCTATCTATGAAGAGGTAAGACGATTGAAAGGTAATCAACCTAAAATTCAATATAGATATCTTACTTTAAGGCAACAAAATAAGGTCTCTGAATACTTGAAGATGTTTCCTGAAGATGGAAAAGCATTTTCTGTTTTTAGAAGTCAACTACATAATTATACTAAGGGATTATATCAAAACTATGTAAATTGTTATATCAAAAAGAAAAAACCTCTTAAGGAATACCCTTATCAATTTAGAACTCACATGTTTACTATTCATAGAAAATATCTAGATGAATTGGTAGATGCTAAAAAATCCATTAATATGTCTATTGTCATTGAATATGTTAATAATTTACATCCATCACAACAAATGTTTGCTATTAATTATCATATGCGTAAAAGAACTATGGATTCTATTGATGTATCAGTAACCGAATAGATAATATATACTTAATATAATAATGATTATTACAATTATAACAATTATTATATCTTGCACGATACTAGTTTTAGCATATTTATATTATTGGTGTAGAAGTCCTATAATACTAGAATATGATTCCAATATTCCAGGACCAAAAATTGTAATTATATCAGGAACACATGGCAATGAATTAGCACCACATTATGCTGCTATTGATTATTTTAACAATCATAAAATTAATAAAGGTTCTATAAAATTAATTATTGTTAATAAATGTGGAATACTTTTTTATGATCGGGAACAAGGAATCATTAATCCTTTTAATGATATCAACAGACATTATGGTATGAATAACAATATTAATAATATTGTTGAAAAACAAATTGATAATGCAACATTAGTAATTGACTTTCACGAGTCTACTAAGTATGATGAAGAAGGTGGTCTTGGTAATACATTAACATATAATAATAATTACATGGATGTTGAAGATATTACAAACCAATTAAATGTTAGTTTTAAAGGACCTACATGGAGAGCTTATAACAATACTAGAAATTATAAATATGGAGACTTAAAAGGTACACTTAATTGGTATTGTACTGAAAAAAATATTAATTATATCTTAGTTGAAACTAGTAAGAAAGACAGTTATTTAAGAAGACAACAGATTACTAATACAATTCTAGAAGATATATATTATAAATACTTGACTTAAAATATTATTTATATATTACGATAACATGAATACTCGCACACCAATATTATATGGACCTATGGCTGCTATTGAAAGAATACCTAGGCGTGCTTCCAACTTTTGTTGTTGTGGATTTTTTTTTATTTTAATCACGTATATTTATGTATTGTATATTATTATTAGTAAATATGTATATGATTTTGAATCATATGAATATTAATTTAATTGATAAAATTATTTAAATTAATATTCATATATTTCGGTATATGAACCGAGATGAATCTCCATTAGATATTGCTGGTTTACTTAAAATGAAACTTTTATTTTCAAATGATACTGGCAATAATATTTATGAAATAATATATTCAATATTAACTATAGTTTTCATTACTTACATGAGTAATTTATTCAATAACGCCACTTTTTTTGAAGACTTTCATGATAAATTTTCATGGCATCATATTTACTCATT